TTTTTTGATTACCATCAGTTTTTAACATATTAATAACATCTCTTATTAAGTATATACCCGAATACTTTTTATTATACACATCTTCAGGTCCGCTAACTTTTCTAATAGCAGGATAATTAAATTCTAATAATCTACCTGCTTGAATAAGTGAGGTACCAGGAACTTCAAAGTTACTAATAACTTCATCATCTACCTGCTTCATTATCAAATGTCTGTATAATCCATACTCATCTGCATATAATGTTCTAAAACCTAATTGTCCTTTTTGATTAGAATGCATTCTACTTTGTTTAGGACTTAGATATACTTTTATATTAGAACTAACCGCATCTGTAGGTATTGCATAATGAACACCCTTACTAATTCTAGTCATCTTACTGAAACCATCGTCAAAGTAATTATAACTATCTACTGTGTAACTTTTATGAAAAATATCATGTGTGATGTGCTTAGATGCAATAGCACCATTAAGAATATCTTTGCCTATCGTATTTCTTTCTAATACTCTAAAGTCATCTACGTTTTGTGTAGTTTCAGACCCCACCATTCCTGACATAGGTTTACCATCATTACCGACAACAGGCACACCAGGTATCTTGAACAAGTAACCTTTTTTAACTTTACCTTCAGGTCCACGCTCATTCTCAACATCACCCATAATATCTGTTATGATTACATTCTTATCTCGGTCCATCAGCGTAGAGGTTGAAAGAAATCTAAATCCTTTCGAGGTCTGAAAGAAAAAGAATCCTGGTTGATTGTCTCCACTTGCGATTGCTTTTTGAGTTACCCAAGATATTGCTTGACTTGCTTTCCATCTAGGACAAACAAATTTAAGACCACCTGAAGTCGCATCTGCCATTAGGTTTAATTTTGTATCTTTATTGTATAAGTGAGAATAGAAAACAGAAGATATGATATCAGAAGGCGATCCTTGAAAAGAAGAACTGATGCTAGAATATAAGTTATTATATCCTTCTTCACTAATCAGTTGTAGAGTATACCCTTGCTTTCTTTCGTTTATAACTATGTTGCTTACTTTTACTACACGCATCCACAAAGATACTTTTGTATCTTCAGGTCCATCTTGTGTATTGTATACGATGTGTACTATGTTACCACCAGCAATAGGATAATCTGGAATCATATCATTACTGTCGTTGATTGTTAGTTCACCTGTTTGAAAATGTGTAAGTATACTTTCATATACTACTAGATTTGAATACACATTTAATAAGTCTACAAAAGTATCCGAAGTCAATGCCTTCTTGACACTGGGAACAGTATTGTGAAACAAATTAAGTGAGGACATAATGACCTCACCACCACCTTTTGTACCGCCACTCATTTTATTCTCCTATAATACGCTCAAACTCATCTATAAACTCTTGTATTAAGTTTGGTTTTAGAATTCTAATTCTGCGTTTACTTTCGTTGAGATTTTCTTCATACTGTTTATTTGTTATAACATCAGAATTAAATGTTTGCACAGTGCCAGGAGAAGTTGTTAATTCGTAAGTTGTTTCAGTAGTAATAATCTTTGTAGTAGTATCTCCTGATGCCTGCGGTCTTTCGTAGTGATGCACACCGTTAGGTCCTGAGTTTGATGTCCATAGTTTATATAAACTCGCATCTACTGTTCCTGTACCATGACCTCTAATAGTTCCATCTGGCATATAGAATATAGTACTAGGAAACTCAGAAAATTCGTGAGTATGTGACCCACCAGAAAACCCTTGCAATCTGTCATAATTTTGTGCTTCTTTTGCAGTTAAAAACAAAGGATAATAATATCCATTAACACCAGAATAAGTTTTACCTACACTAGTATCAGTACCCTTAACAACGTATGGACCACTACCACTATACTTCTTGTTAATCATGTTTCTCAATTCACGTTCAGTTCGCGGCCAGTCATCGTATACGTCATGTATTTCATTTGTGAGTAGAATAATCCAAGCAAGTTTTGATGAATTGTAGAACTGATGAGCAAGAATATCAGGTCTCTCTCCTTCTTTAATGTCATATTCATCGTAAGAAAAAACATTTGAAGCAACATTACTATTTAATTTAACTCTACGAACAATATCTTTTACTACAATGACAGTGGCAGTATTACTTCCCGGTTTAGTAAGGTCATATATCATATCAGGAAATTTAGAAAAATAACTCATTTAGAAACCCTCTTCAATTCTGTGTTTATGTAGAGGTTCAATTTCTCTAAAGTTCATTGTACATTGTATCTCTGTTGGTTGACCGTCTCTATTCGTAGCAAACACACCAGTAGAGGTATAGTTTGTAGTGAAAGATGTTAGATAGCAAGTCGAGATTTTGTGCATATATCTATTCTCTTCATTCTTAAAACGAATGCTAATATCAAACAGTGAAGGATAGTCAAAGAATAGTCCAGATGATATCAACTCAGGATGCATATGAAATCTAAAAGTCTTAATAATATTTTCGATGGATTCTACTTCTTGTCTACTCTTAGCGGCAAACTCATATACAAACTGAAACTCTCTAAACGATACACTTTCAAATCTCTGTTCAATATGTGGGTTTGAAACTCTTCTAGTTGAAACTTCCATAATATTATTAATGTTCATACCAAACATATCTGGTATTTGAAATACAGTTTCTCCAACTAATCTTGCCGTTTGACCTGCCATGTCTGATGTGGATTCGCCTTGCATATTACCACTACCAAGTCTTGCTAATGCTCCAGCAATAGCACCCATCTTTGCTTCAGTATAGTTTGCTGTTGATGTAGCAGTGAATGCGTTAGGAACAGCAAGTGCAATAGACTGATTTAATTTTTTCAAATTCTTTGCGCCAGCAAAAGCGGCATTAACAAAGTTACCTACTGATTCCATTGCCTTTTGGGTGACGGCATTGCCTGCTGTTTTCTTTGCGGCGGGCCCAATTCCTGGTGGTGTATCAGAACCGCTTAATGCGGTGGTGGCCTTGTCCACCAGTTTTGTCGCGGCATCTCCAATGTTATTCAGCGATTCCCCAATCATATTTCCAGTATTACCAGCAGTATGACCAGTCCATGCTTTAGGTTCACCTTTAGTTCCTGACAACTTTGAGAAACTTGTTGTCTCATCATAGTATATGTCAAATATAATATGGTTGTCGTGTTCAGAATTGGCATCAATACCCATATCCATCGGATATGTTAACCCCATAGTACCATATTTTCTACCGGTCTTTCTCGGTTCTCTTTTTATTGGTGTACCGCGCAGTGTCTTTTCGAAAGGTGTGTTAAGTGCCATTGCTTTCCCTATAAATAGTAATTACGATATTATTTATAAGAGTTTTCACCATGGCATACAAAGGGAAATATTCCCCTATAAACAGAGACAAGTATCAAGGCAATCCTTCAAATGTCATATATCGCTCATTGTGGGAGCGTAAATTTATGAAATGGTGTGATATGAATCCTGATGTTATCAAATGGGGCAGTGAAGAGACTGTTATACCATACATTTCTCCTATAGATAAGAAGATACACAGATACTTTGTAGACTTCTATATACAAGTGCGTACAAATCAAGGTGAAATAAAGTCATATCTAGTAGAGGTAAAACCTAAGAAATACACAAAACCACCCACAACGAATCCAAAGAAGAAGTCTAGAAGTTGGTTCTCTGAAGTTAAAAATTGGGGTGTTAATTCTGCCAAATGGAAAGCGGCAGATGCGTATGCGAGAGATAAGAGATGGAAATTCATAATTCTCACAGAAGACCATTTGAACTAGCATAAATACTTATATGGCAGAGATAAAAGTTCTAGAAGAAGTTAGAAATGCGTCTGGAGAACAAAGACGCTCTGCACAATGGTATCAAGACCAAGTAAAGAGTATCGTTGGCACTTCGTATGCGGCAACTAGATTTCAGCAAGACTATGCTGAGAACATGACAGGTCGTATGCTACCTGGACGTATGTATCTAATTAACTATTCAAATCCTATTGGAAAGGGAACACCTGCATTGCCTTATTATGATATGTTTCCTCTTATACTTCCATTCAACATAGAGAGTTCGACATTTACTGCTATTAACTTTCACTATCTACATCCAGTAAGTAGAGTGATGCTTTTAGAGAAGTTGAGTAGATTTAAGATAGGTGATACAGATATAGCAACAAGAATTCGTGCAGATTGGAACATACTCAGTAACTTTGCAAGATTTAGAGAAGTTAGACCATCTGTGAAGAAATACAGAAAATCGCAAGTTAAGGGTAGATATCTTTTCATACAACCTGATGATTGGACAACAGCGGCAATATTACCAACAGAGCAATTCAGAGGTACAAGTAAACAGCAAGTCTATCTAGATAGTAATAGAAAAATGAGGCAACGATAATGGCAATCGATAAATTTTTAGCAACAGTAAGAACAGCAGGACTCGCTAAGTCAAGTAAGTATATGGTAGTCATTGACTTGCCTAGAGGACCTATAGCAAATTCTAATGGTGTTGTCAACCCATGGAATGAAGATTTCTTTCAGAGAAATAATAACAATGCATATAATCAACTTAGAGGTGGTCAACAAATAACATCACTATACTGTGAAGCGGCATCATTGCCATCATTGAATATTGATACTAAAATGAATAAAGTTTATGGTCCAGGCAGAGAGATGCCTTACGGTCGTAGTTATACTCCTGTAAACCTTACATTCTATATTGACAATGATTATGTTATCAAGAAGTTCTTTGACACATGGATGAATACAATCTTTGATGAAAGAACTAGTCACATGAACTACTACAACGAATACACGACACAAGTACATATATTAGCACTAGATGCTAGAGGTGACAATGTACCTTTGAATCCCAGTGATATGGCCAATGGTTTCAACGCATCAGGACCTTCAACTCTTCGTGCTAGATATCAATGCACACTAGAAGAAGCATATCCTAAAACTGTAGCAGAAGTTACATACGGTGCTGGTAACGCTGAAGTAGCAAGATTACAAGTTTCTATGCAATATAGAAAATGGACCGAGACCACAACTCGCGAAGGAGTAGGTTCTTTATCAAGCGCACCTGATTTGCCGTTTAATATTAGTTATAATCCGGCAACAGGAACTACCGCAATACAAGGGGTCGAAAGACCTAGATTTGATCCAAGTCAGATTGGGCGAGGATTATATACATAAACATATAACATGGAGAAAATAATATGGCATTACCAAGACTTGATGCACCGCAATATGAGTTGACACTACATAATGGTGATAATATAAAGTTCAGACCTTTTCTGGTCAAAGAACAAAAACTACTGCTTATGGCAATGGAAGAAGATGACCAAAAACATATTCTAAATGCAATGAAGCAAATTATTTCAAACTGCGTCTATGACCAAGTAGACGTAAATAAATTACCTTTGTTTGAAATAGAAAATCTTTTCATTCGACTACGAGAGAAATCGGTAGGAGAACAACTTGACCTGAGATTAAAATGTACCGATGAAGAATGCGGAGGTCTTACGCCTGTCAATTTAGACTTACGAGAAATTAAATACGATGTTGATGCTATTCCGGCAACCGAGTTAAAGGTTAGTGAAAATGTAGTACTTCGCATGAGATTTCCTACACTGAACAATCTAAATGATATTGAAAATCTAGAAGATGTAGAAGACAACTTTAAGTTTCTTGCAAGTTGCATTGAAAGCATTGAAGCAGACGGTAACATCTACGACCTAGAGACTACATCAAAAGAAGAAGTACAAAACTTCATCGAAAGTATGACAGTTGAACAATTCGAAATGTTGAAAGGTTTCTTTGTTAATATGCCTAAGTTGACAAAAGAACTTGAGTATTCATGTGTTAAGTGTGGTAAAGAACAAAAAAGAGTAATTAGTGGGGTGCAGAGTTTTTTAGCATAGGCCTCTCACATGATGATTTAGTTAATCATATGCAAACAAACTTTGCACTTGTTCAACATCATAAATACTCATTAACAGAACTTGAAAATATGATGCCATGGGAGAGGGAAATTTACATAACTTTGTTGACCCAATACATTGAAGAAGAAAATGAAAAAGCAAAACAGAGGAGATAGTAAATGGGAGAAGAAGAAATAAAAGCATCTGGTCATCATCCTGCCGATACAAACGGCGATGGTAAGGTCAGTGAAAAAGAACAAGCAATGTATCTAGAGTTCAAACGTAAAGAACTTGAAGATGCAGATGCAATGCGTGATGCACAACGTAAGATGGCATGGTTCTCATTGGCAGGTATGCTATTATATCCTGCTATTGTGCTAATCGCAAACTTGATTGGTATGGATCAAGCGGCCAAGATATTAGGTGATATGGCGGCAGTATACTTTGTTTCAGTAGCGGCAATAGTAGCGGCATTCTTTGGCGCACAAGCAATTAAGAAAAAGTAGGACTAATCAATGGCAGACAAAAAATCAATAGGCGGACTGAATGACGCTGTAGAAACACTGAATGCAGATAATGCAAAGTCTGGCATTGAAAGTAATGAACTACTAGGTAATATAAATGCTGGCATTCAAGACTTATATGGTGTAAATTCACAAATGCTTGAAGTGATGTCTGCACTTCAATCAGCAATGGCACCTGATGCATTCGGTGCCGCGCAATCAACAGAAGCAAATAGAGAAGGC